AAACTTTTTTGGTTTTTTGGCAGTCATTTCTTTTTCCTCTTTTTCTTTTTACCTGACCTTGCTTCGGAGTAAGCAATCGCTACTGCTTGCTTCTGCGGTTTTCCTGCAGCCATTTCTTTTTTCACATTCTCAGAAAAACCTTTTCTGGTCTTAGCCTTTTTGCCTTTGATGAGGGGCATTATTTCATCCCCTTCTTTTTTTTCTTTTTCTTCAAGTTATCTGCTTTTGGCGCTTTCGATAATTTCTCACCATATTCATTCTTTGGCTTCGGTGTTTTCTTCGGGCAAGCTTTTTTCATTTGATTCTCCTAATTCGTTAATATGAGTGCTTAGATGTGTAGCCATTTCAACTGCAGTTCTTGCATTTTCACTATCAACTTTCTCTTGCTGTAATGCCCTGTCAAGATCAGCGCCTTGAACCTTGCTCATTACCTCAAGGAATTTTATATCAGAATCCTTGTTCTTGACTGCCTCACTTGATGATATTTTTGCCATTTCAACTTCTGCCTTGAGCATGTTTCCTTCTTTCTCGTTTTGCACTCTCAGCGCTTCAATATCCAGCTGGCTTTTCATTAATTGATCTGGTGTCATGGTATCTTTTTGGGCTTCCCTAGCAAGTTCAGCTTGTTCCTGCTCTTTCTTCATCCATTCTTGTGCAAGGAATCTCAACTTGTCGATACCCTTGATATCAATATTTTCGAGCAATATCTCAAGCCCTTGCTGCTCGATGAATGCCTTGAATCTCTCACTGATTCCCATGAGATGTTCTATTGTTTTCAGTGCAATCTGTTTCTGAACAGCAAAATTAACGCCAGGCTCAATGGAAACTTCAAGGGCTGAAACATCATAATCAAACTTGATATTATTGCCTTTGTTAATTTCGTAGAAATCACGTTTGCCGTTAGGAAGCATGATTGGAATTGTTCGCGGCGTAACAAAATACTTTGGCAAAAGATTCAGATAAATTTCGCCACATCTTGCCCAACCTTCAATAAATCCCATTGTATAAGGCATTGCTGCAGCATTGGAGTGCATAGCACCTTGCATGATAGCTATACCAGATATGTCATTATCATTTACACCGATTGCAGCATCATATGAACCAAGAATGGTTTGAACGGTTGCATCCGCCATTGTGAAGGTATTTGTTATTTCAGGTGGGATTGGCGTTCTGGTAATTTCACGAGGTGGATTAATAGGCATTTTTGGATCGCCATTTTTCCACTGATTATAAAGAAGAACGCTAGCTTTTTGTGGTTCAATATAAGCTTTCATATAATCTTTATTAGCTGGAATACCTTCTACCGGAGCAACCCATTTATGCTGAACAAGTCCTTCAATCTCATTGCAAAGAGTCTGACCCGCAAAGTTTTTCATGCGCTGCGTATCCCTTGCCTGATAGACATAGGGTCTTACAACCTGAACAGCTGCAGAATTTTCATCATCCCTCACAATAACGCTATTGCCATCGAAGAACACCAGCGGAAGCATGGAGAAATTTGTAGGCTTGTGATCTATGATCTTTGTACCTGTGATGATGTATTTATCAATCGTCTGTATTTCAGTCATACGGGATTTCAGAACGATTGGGGGCTGCTCCATAACACCAGCATCTTCCCATTTCTGTAAGAAAGCCTCATATTGTTTTTCAGTGACGGAATGCCCATTGGCAAGCTTGAGGATTTTTGTTCTTACCATTTTCTTTTTGAAGTATTCGCCGAATAAAATAATATCTTCGCTCTGATTTCTATATGACCAGTTAAAAGATGCGATATTGGAATTTCTGGTGAAATTCACATCCTTCAAAATATCTGAGCCATACATTTCTTCGGCTTCGCCCGCACTTTTTGGGAACAGTTCACAACAGAATCTTCCATCACCTTTATGGGATTGGCGGGCTAAAGGGTCAAACACTGTCAAGGTTGGATCAAATACCCTTTCCACATAGATTTTCTGATCAAAACACATTTCATCAGCATAATCTGTAAAAATTTTTGCAACACTATAACCGCCTGAAAGAATCTGGCGGTAAATGTGATAGCTAAGTGAATTCTTGTCACCCCCAATGAATGCTGCTTTCAGATGCGCTTCAACCAGTTCAATAACACGAGGATCAATAATTTTTACGCCTTCCTTCCCGCGCACTGAAAAAGCCGGATCCATTTTTGAGAATTCACCACATAATCGGCTTACAAAAGCCTCGAGTATGTTGAACTCCATATTGGGTTTGTCGATTTCCTTGTTTACGGATGCATCGGAAGGGGTTATGGAAGTCTTGAAAACAAATCTTGTGAAATCGTTATAGCATTTATAATTTGAGCGGAAATAATTATAACCCTTTTCCACATCACCCTTGATAGTGTCAAAATCGTTTCTCTCAACCTTCTTAACGTAGCTCATTGCGCTGCGCCCTCGCTGCATGTGTGCGGTTCATCTGATTCCCAATGATGTTCATCACATCCTCGGCTGATTCATTCGATTTAGTGCCAGATTGACCATGAAGGGATTTATCTATCAGGGCAATCTTTATGCCATCATAAACTGTATCGCAAATATCATCATGGCGATGAGAATCATTCGCCGTGATCTTTTCCATATGTAATTTGCATTTTGCTACGTGTTTCGCGCCTTTGGTGAAGGTAAGGCGTTTGCTTGCAATGTAAGGCTGCATTTCAATATATCGGACAGTCTTGCTGCCAGAAGCAACCGTTCGCATTACATCCCTGATCTGTATTCCCTGTATATTATCCAGAGTGCTTATCAAAGTCACCCCTGTTGATTTTTTCTCAATTGCAGCGGTAAATGGGGGTGTAGGATGGCGGGAACATTCTGTCCAGAATCCTAAAAACAGATTTGTGAGGTCTTTAGGTTCAACCCATTCTTCCACACAATCAATCCAGTGTAGGCCTAAATCCCCAGTTTTTCTTCCGAATGCCTCTATTTCATATATGCCGAAAAAGCTTAAGGCGGTTGGGTCGTTATAAGTCTTTTCTGTTTCGCCGGTATCAGCAGTAAGGAAGGTTAAAAGGAATTTAGGTTCTTCTTCCAGTTCAAGCATCCAGTTTGGCCGGAATAAACCACCGCCTGCAGGAGAAGGATTTTGCTGAAACTGTCCAGCAAAAACATAGGGAGATTTCTCCATTAGCGCGTGAAGCTTTTCTTTTGGGTCTATTTCAGGATAAAGCGCGTTGTCGGCTTCATCCAGTGCTTTTAGAATGACTGAATGCCATTCTGTAATATCATGGCCTCCAATCAGGAAATCGGATAAATCCCCTTCATGGACGCGCTGACCGACATTGATAATCGGAACATTCAGGCCACGCGGTCGCTGGCGGATGGTTTCCACGTAATTATCCAGTACCTTTTGCCTCATGGTATCGGAATGTGCTTCATCAACCTTGTGGGCGTCATCAATGATACAAGCCCCACTAAATCTATCCAGTCCTGGCAATCCAGCATCCTGCCCCGTGATAGCACCGCCAGAACCAAACGCTTTTATTTTTCCACCTGCCATTGTTTCAAAGGAATCACGAGCGCGGCTATCCTTTCGAAGATGAACTTCAAAAAGAAATTTGTACATCCTGCTTTCCATGACTGTTTTAATGAAAGCGGTATGCTTTACTGCAAGATCAAATGAATAGCTTATGTAAAGAAAGTTCGAATCTGGATATTCAGAAAGACACCATGCCACCCACATGCAAAGAATTGTGCTTTTGCCGTATCCGGGCGGAACATTGATATTAAGCCGGTGATTAGGAATCTGCAGGCGTTTTGCCTCAGTCAAAGTCCTGCATAATGTAATGTGATGTGATTCCCTGCCAATGGGCTTGCTTATAATAAAATCGCGACCTGTTATGTGTTTAAAAAAAAACTGGATAAAATAGAGGAATGAACCTTTCAGTTCAGAAGCAAGAATTTCCTTTTCCATTTTATCAAGTTGACTACGCATTAAAACTCTTTTTGATTTTTAATCGCCAAATCTTCACGAATCTTTTGCATTTCCTCGAGAATTTTATTTTCCGTATCTTCATCCTTGCTATTATCACGCCATCTCGCCCTGGTCTTAAGCCAGAATATTTGAGCACCAAGATCATCTTGCTCAGTTGCCTTTGCAAATAATCTTCCAGCGACCAATGCATTTGCACGAGTAACTGCAGTAGCGACTTCACGGCTGTAATGCTGATGAAGGGTAGCTTCGCAAATACCTAGATAATCGGCGACCTCGATATTGGTATGACCATAGCTTTTGAGAGCTTCAACCTGAGCGCGGGATTCTTCGGTAGGTTTATGTTTAGAGCCTTGCATGATAATGACCTCTAATTTCATGAATTATGTTCATAATATATAAAAATATCACAAAAATGTATTTAATAGACCTGAAACTTAATATTCATTTTTTGCACAACTGTTTTATCACTTACCGAATTTTGATCATTATGACCAAACTATTCCAGTTCCCTTACAGGAATGACAATCGATTATATCAGAAGGGGATTGAGCTATTGCCAGTTTATATCTTCCTGAACCTTCACAATTAGGGCAGCGATGAGGTTTTGAAGTAATTTTGTCAACCTTATCACCGCAGATTGACAACCTTTGTTCTAATTCCTTCATGCGTGTTTCGAACTTTATGATGGTCAAATGCAGTTGAGCGCCATCATATAATATTTTTTCAAGTTGTTTTATATCAGTTAATGTTTTAAGTTTTTCAATTCTTTTTTGTAATTCATCAACCCTTCTTGATATTTTTCTGTTTTCATCAATCTGGCGATTTTTGTGTTCATGAAGAATATTGATGCGATTTAAAATAGCGGCGTAATTTTTTGCGGCTTGTTTATCGATAGCGCAATAACGACAATCATTAAATTCTGCAATATTGCCATGTTCACATAATGCCATAATTGCATCCATTTATTTTTCCTTTTAATGGCGCGGGGATTATGCTGCCACACCTCCCCGCAAGGGTGTAGAAAATCCTGTGCGTACAGGATGACAGAGTATTCATTTTAAAGGTGTCGAATTCGACAGGTTTAAATTATTAATCTCATCCTGAATATACCAGATTGCCTTTTCCAAATCCTGCACTCCATTTTTGTCTTTAAAACGCCAGAGATATTTCATGGCATTGCCAACATTAAAACTCATGTGCCTAGTAACATCGATGCATTCAATTGGCTTTTCACATTCAGAGCATTTCGCTTTGCTATTGTTATAATGTTTAGGATGATTGACTGGATCATGTTCCATGAACCAATTCCCCATATTTAGCTTTTGTGTAAGTAAGCCCACGACCTTCTGAATCAATCGATATCCAGAGATATTTTCCTTTCTTGGTTATTTCCTCACGCATTTTAAGCAAGTCCATTTTTTGCCGCCATTCCGATAATCCTTTCTTTTTTTTCTGGAAGTTGAAAGCAGTAAAAGATGGAAAGTATGATTTTGGATTAAATTTGTTCATCATTCATATTCCGTGAGCTGGTTAGCCATATCC